AGGGTATGTTTTAAATCCAAGTCCTGGCATTTTAGTAATTTTACCTTTAACCTTGGTAACTTTTTTTTTCTTAGGTGCTGTGTATGAAACTTTCCCAGCAGACTTAGCTTTATCTATAATAGCTTTTAGCTTATTTTGATACGTTGATTTTTTCATTTGTCTTTTTTTTAGTTGTTAATTTCTTCTTATTCTCCTTACCGATAGCATCTTTTTTAAGTTTCAGCATTCCAGTAACAATCATATCTACCTCAGTAGCCAATGGACTACCATCTGGAAGTTCTGCGACTGTTTGTATTTTTTCCATTCCTGGAATATCTGTAGTAACCATAACCATCATAACTCTCTTACTTTCCTTAGTCTTATCTTTATAATGGTCAATGTTTATTGCTATTCTCATGATTATTTAATTAGTTGATTAATACTCTTCTCAGTCATTTCTTTTTCCATAGCTGGAACATTCAAGAAATTAACTAGTTTCTTAACAAACTCTAATTTCATTTTCAAGAAAATATCCTCTCTATCAGACAGTTTACTTCCTATAAGTTTATTAATAGTCTCATCCTCTTCTTGCTTTAAGAAAACGGCAACATCATCATCGGTAATTCTTCTACCTGATAGTGATTCCTCCCATCCTCTATAGGTTTCTTTTTCTTCTTCAGTTAATTCTGAAAAATCTTTAACCCCTATCTTTTTTAAATAATTTTTAAGTATACTCATTGTTATGCGTTAGATTGTTGTAATACTTGTGTGTTTGTAAAAGGTTTACCTTTATTTTCCCCAACAGGATTTTCTTCTACTTCTGCATCTCTAGGCTGTCCTTGGTCATAAAACGCCATTGACTGGTCAATTTCGTCTTGATTCCAACCAATAACCTCTAATTGCTTTCTTTTAGCAATTTTTAGTGCTGTTGGGTTATCTTGGAAATTAGTTATAGCGTATTGTGCTTTTTGCAATGAAATTTGGTCATTAGACGTTTTTTCAGATGCCATTGATACTTTACAATGATAACCTTCTGGTTGAATCCATTCTGAAGGATAAATATCCTTTTTGTACATATCTCCATTTAACCCTTCTTTGTATAGTGAAATAACTGAAATAGGGTTATTAGACATAAGAGCATAGAAAATTTCTCCAACTTCTTCCCAACATCTTTTGTAATGCTTTGAAGAAACAGTATTTCTTCCTTGTGATTGCTCTAGATTAATTTCAACTTCTCCAAGAGTAGTTCTTGAACCAGTACTTTCCCCTCTTTCTGTTGGTGTTTGTGCAACAGATGATTGAATAAGATTTTTTAAGAAACCAATTTGATTTGTAGTGTCTCCTAGTTCTGGAATATTCATTTCTTGAATAATATCCTTAGGGTTACCAGGAACTCCATACATACCGAAAGGTTTTGGATCAAACGCTTTTGGTTGGAAAGTACCATTCATTGTATTGAAGAATCTCATACCAAAGTTTCTATATGCTCGGTTTTCAACATCTTGAGAAATGTACATATTAACAACCTTGTTAATAGTTCTTACAGAATCACCTTTACCATCTGACCATGGGTCATTTAAGTCTGGATCATCAGCCCAAGTAGTAATAGGAAGAAAATCAATCCCAATAGCTTCTTTAAGAGGTTTGTTATATAAAACAACATTATCAGCTGCAAAAATAATTAAGTGACGAACATATTTATTTTTCTTAACGTCCCAAATTAATTTATATGATTCGTTAATTTCTACTAGAGTTTCTGTAGCGTTATAGTCATCAAAGTTTTGAGCACCAAGATCTCTTAATCTTTGTAGTTTGTCAGTATAAGCTTCACGAGTTTCAGCAGCTTTAATAATTCCACCTTTAGTATCAAGGTAAATTTTTAATTGTTGCTTTCCTTCAGCTAAATAGTTTTTAGTAGCAAGTATCTCTCTTAACGGCTTAAATATATGTGTCCTTGTAACATAAGGTGCACTATTTAAATCAAGCATATTAGTTCTAGGTGATAGTTCAATATCATAAGGATCAATAATATCCACAAAGAATTCACCTTTGCTAATACCACAAATCTTAAATGAACGACCTTGTAGTCCTACTATCTTTTTATCTGTATTATCTAAAATGTCTAACTTCAACTTATCAAAGTAGTAAGCCCATAATTCATCAGTTATGATCTCTCCTGTTCTATTCTTGTTAGTTCTTCCTCTTGATTTAAAATTTAATAAAGGAGCGTCATCTATTTTAGAAATCCACGTCTGTACTGTTTCCCTCATTATAGGGATATTAATTGATTGCCTTTGAGTAAGGCGATTAGTTTTAACTTCATCTCTATACAGCAAGTAATTTTCATTCCATTGCTCATAGCGACGTTTTTTAAAGTCTTCTGACTCACGCTTTTCCTCTTTGTGCTCTTGTGTGAGCTTTAGGTTTAGTTCCATATCATAATAATACCACTAGAATTAAAAGATGACCAATTTTTGTGCTTCTTTTTTAGTTATAACTTTTCCATAAAGTTTTGATGACAACATTTTAAGAATATGTTTTTCCAAAGCTCGTCTATAATCACGATTAGCATTTTCTTTTGCCCAGTCCCATTGGTTCTGATACGCTTCCACTTCTTGCTCTATTCTAAACTTAGAATCTGATAGATATTTTTTCCACCATTTTTTTGCACCACCAAATTTATGCTGTTGATCTAGGTGTACCAACTCATGTGCTAACAAATCACCAGTAACATCATTTAATGCGTGGATTTTGTTGTCATAAGCAAAGATAGTTCCTTTCATAAAATCTGCTCCAAAACGCTTTACACATTCTTCATATATCTCCTTAGGTGGTAATGTTCTTGATACCTCAAATTTTATTTCGTTTGTCATATTAGTTTGTTTTAATATTAACTTCTTCATCACACATAAATTCATTGTTTCTGCGATATATTGATTCTGCTCGTCCTATAGCAACTATTGTCATTACTCTTAATCTATCAAAGTCTTTACGATTTAAATCAGATATTGAACAATTTATACCAAAATCCATTTCTCCATTCTTATTTTTTTTTATTGTTATATATTCCATATTTAGTCTTTATCTCCTGATTGATAATAATTCCATCTAGCTTTGTTTTTAATTCTTCTCTTTTTGAAACACTGTAATCTTTTAATGTTTTTTCTTGCATATTTGTTTTTTAATTATTGTTTTAATAAATAATGGTTTTAAATACCATGCCAGACTTACTTTGCCTAGAACCCCCAACCTGGCTGCATTGGTAGTACTCCACTATATTCTTGCACATGGTTCATACTCTGGCGAGTTACCCTGATAAGTGGGATATCCCAAACTGCTAATGCCAACGAAATCATCCTATCATCGTGCATTGGCTCTGGTACTACCACCTTACTCTTTCCACTAGGCAAAACCTCCCACACAGCAGCTTCTAATTGCTCAATAAGCTCTGGGTCATCAGGAATTTTAATCTTGTCTTGCTCCAATAAGATCTGTAAATTGGTCAATAAGTCGTTACGGCTGTTCTGTGTAAATGTAAACGGATGTACGTTAATACCCTTATGCAATAAATCATCTACGATAGGTACTCCTACCCCAGTATTATCGACAACAACCTTTCCACGACCATATCTTAAAAATGCTGCTTCGATCTTTGTCTTTTGCAACGTATAATCAATTTGATTAAAAGAGTCTTGTGGTCCAACCTTAAATGTTGTGTAATCAAAAGGAGTAATAACGGTAAAGTCATTCATTTTAGCTAAATCAACGCCTAACTGATACATGTGTGCTGGATCCTCTACCCAATCCTCAACAGGATACGTTCGTTTATGTACATCCTTGAATACCGCTGATGCGTTCTCAGTAAAGTCACAATTATGAACAACCCTAGAGTTCGCAACATAACTATTGTCTGTTTTAACTTCAAAGTTATATACAATTCCGTCAAAGTCAGACACAGTAACATTTGTAACTGGTGCTATCACAGAATATTTCTTAGGTTTTATTTTTGAATTTTTATCAAGGAAGGTAGACAATTCCTTAGACTTTTTATTTATTCGTACAGTATAAATGTTCTGACAATTAACTTCTCTACCTTCGATCATTTCTTTTCTAGCTTTTTTTGCCAAACTAAAACTTCCAGTATAACCAAGCGAATTAGCCAATAATTGAACTTGGTATGCTAGAGTCTTAGAAATTGTTGTATATAGGTCACGATTCTTACCTATATTACATCCATCGCCCTTTATCAATATGTCGTAAACAATATCCTCATACCCAGCAATTAATTCAAAAGGTATTTTTTTATTTCCTGCACCAGAGCCACAATTCCTGATTAGAAATTCACCAAGCTCAACATTACTAACAACAACATTCACAGCCCCACGACCGTTTTTGTAAATTTTAGCACTATAATCTAGTGCTTGTAATATTTCATTTTGGTACTCTATTTCATTTTCATTCAACGAAAAACTGACTTGGTTGTTTGAAAAACTGCCTTCTGCTATAAACCATGCAATTATCTTTGCATTATTGGTAGATATTACTCTATTTTTCTTTAATAATGGTTTTGGCATTGTTATAAAATCTCCTTTCTTAAAGTTTTCAGAATTTTTCCAACTGTAAGTAACACCATCATCTGTTGTTCTAATTGGATGGTTTGGTGTTGATGAAAGTGTTTTATTATTTCCCAATGATTTAATATTAATTAAATCACCACTATGTTTATGCTGGAATGTTCTCAGCACTTTACGGTATCTATTCGCATGTGTTAATACCCTGTCACCTATTTTAATATTAGAAATATCCTTAACACCATCATCTGTAATAATATCAGTGCCTTTTGGGAAACACTCATACTCCTGTTTGAAGTACTCAATCGTCATGTTCATCTTCTCATCCTCCAATAACTCCAATGGTAATGCCTTAGTGTATGACACAGGCAGAATTTCCACATGCCATTTATCTGACTTCTGTGCTTTTTTCATTAACTTATACGCATGGTTCTGTCCACGAGGTGTAAAAATAAATACAGCCCAACCACCATTCTCCGCAAGAATAGGAGATATAAGAGTCCATACCTCTGGTTTCATCAAAGAATACTCAGAAAACACCACTCCAATAGGGTTTGTACCAACGATTCTATCAACATTATCAGCACCTACCATTTGCAAGATACTTCCATTGGTAGTCTCGATAATCATCTCCTGTTGGTCAATACGCTTAACAATCTCCTTAGGGAAGTGATCTAAGAACCTGAACCCTGATTTATCAGCACCATTCCAGATAACTTTTTTACTTTGTGTATATGTAGGCAGGAAATAAAAATAAGTACCTTTACGTTCCATCATCTTTTTAGGTATTTGTGAAAATATAGTCTTATCCTTACCACAACGTCTATGAGCAACAAGCATTAAACGATTAATACCACCATCCCATGCTTCTAAAATTGGGATTTGATACCAACGTGGCTGGTATCGGTATGGAAGTTCTATTATTTTATTTGTCATATTGTTTTTGTATTAAGTTATCATCCTTATGCTTCTCATAACGCTTCCTAAGATCTATTTGTTGTTGTGTCTTAGATTCACTTAACTCCTCTATCTTATGCTTATCCCTTTTAATCCCCGCAACAATATACTCACTACGATTACGTACAACCAAAAAAGGATGATTAGCAACAACAAAATCTAAATCCGTTAGTTCCTGATCCGATAGCCTTATTTGTAAAAGATTGTTTTTTGTCATACATACAGTATATACCCGACTGTAATTACATGCAAGTACAAAAATAACCCCTAAGAATGGGGCTTATTACGAGTTGTAATTACAATGTAATTACAAATACCTCCTTTTCACCTAATATTTATAAAAAACAACACTTTTAAGAGAAAAAAAAGACTTTGTCCTTTGATAAATACGTTCAAACATCGTTGAACGACTCCTCTTCAAAGGATACAAATTTTAACCCAATTTGTCAACTAATTAGACCAACTAGGACACACATTGAGGTGTCTTGTCAATTAATTATTGTGCGACACTATAATCACCCCTAATAATAAGGGTGATATATAATAGGTGACTTATAATCAATATTTGGTGCCAAGGGCGAAGTTTGAAAAAACTGATCGCAGGTATTTTTGCCTCCTTACATGTATCCTATCTAATACTTAGTGTCCACCACCACCCCATACTATGTATATGTATACTTATATAAACAAAGCTATTCACTCTATATATACCTATTACCTATTACCTATATAAAGAAAAATAAGGAACACACTAAAACGTGTGTCCTTTCTTATATTTAAAAGCTATAAAGGTATAGTCTATCGACTATCTCTTATATGGTGGCGAGGTCGCAAGGTGCGT